GAGTCAATCGCACATAGCAGTCATCGTTGGGGTTGGTCATGTCGGTGGTTTCGCAGATTCTCCTACGAGCATCATCCCGTTCCTTCGTGACACGCTCAAAATCATCCCACAATTCATGGTGTTCCTTGTGGAGATTTGCAAAGCACTCCTGATACTCCTCAAGTTGCATTTGGAGTGAGTGTCGTTCGTCTTGGCACTTGTCCAGTTGACCTTCGTAGGTTGGTTCGTAATTTTTGCTCACTTTCCATCCTCCTTGTAGCAATCCCAACCCAAAGCGTGTGCAATATCTTCCTTTGATGAATCTTCCGATCCCCGTTCATTATACTCAGCAAAACCACAATACATCCGTCGTGCCTCATCCCGTTCACTCGTCAGGCGATCACACTTGGCGATCAGTTGTTGGATTTTTGCCTCCATGTGTTCTTTGGTTGTCACTTGCCGTCCTCCATCAAGAAGTTTTTCTCAGTGAGTTTATCGAATCGCTCGTCAAGAGCGTTCTGCATCTTCTTGCCTTCCTCCGATTCCTTCCATGCTTCGATGGCAGGATGACCGCAGGAGCAGACAAGTGCTTCGTCGGTGTTGGGACCGACAAGCATATCGTCCCACTCTCCGCACCAATGCCAACCCTGTTCCCACTCTTCCTTGGTGAGTCCTGTTCCTGATCGGTCCAGTTCGATGTAGCGTTCTCTGTTCATAATACCAAAGGTGGGAATCGAACCCACACTACGAGATTTTTGAAATCTCCGACTCTACCGTTGGTCTACTTTGGCGTAGTTATTGTATTCCATTCAGTCTCTAAACGCAACCACTTTCTAATACAATTGTCACTAACTCCATATTTTTTTCCCACTGCTACAAAACTCATAGTTTGTAAATCATTTTTTAGATCAGTTAATGATGGTCTTGGCACTTTTCTTTTTTCAGTTTTTGGAGTTTTGGTGCTTTTATGATAACAGCTAGACGAACAATATTTTTTATTTTTTGTAATACAATTACATGTTAAGCAATTATATTTTTTAGATTCGATTAATGTTTTTTTAGATTTAACTAATATATCAGTAGAAATATTATTTTGTTTCTTACCCTTACCTCTCCAAGTATCCGTCAGAGCATGACAGTTTGGACAAAGTAATTGTAAATTATCATATTCATTGTTTGTTCTGTTACCGTCTTTATGGTGAACCTCCAAAGGAATAGAAGATTCGCGCCATTCTGCCAATCCACACAATTCACATCTATGAGATCTTTCGGTTATTAGATGTTTTTTGGAACTCTTATAAGAGTTATATTGCGACCAATCCTTTAACTGTTGACCTTTATTCCATGCTTTACCTGTCCAATGGGAAGTATCTATCTGATAGAGTTGTAGATACTTTTTAGTTGTGTGATAAGATCCACCAGCACTGCTTTTAAATCCTAACTTTTTAATCATACAAGCAATGCTCTTACAATCATTTGCCAATTCTTGTAATTTTTCTTTTCCTAGTTCTTTCATTCTATTATAATTTTTCATTAGCAGACGCTCCTATACTATATATAATTCGTCTGCTTTTGAATGGGATTGGTGGGATTCGAACCCACAATGTGTCTTTAACCGTGACGAATTTTAAATTCGTTGCGTTTCGCCAGTTTCGCCACAATCCCGAACTACCCCGCTTGGATTCGAACCAAGAAAAAGAGATCCAAAGTCTCCTGTGATACCGTTTCACCACGGGGTAACATCTCATCCTCGCGCTAACTTACGCGCTCTACGCTTCTTACTGCCAAGTTTTCGCTTGCGTCCAAATTTTCTATGTGGTGTTTTTCTACTCATGTTTAACCTACTGTATTTGATATCAATGAGTACATAGCAATCCCGCTTGCTGTTCCTACATTGAGTGATCTCACTGATCCATACTGCTTAATATACAGTATGTCATCACAAATGTCAATGAGTTCCTGGGGAAGTCCAACCTGTTCTTGTCCGAAGACAAGAATATAATGAATATTTGAATGCCAGGTATAATTATTGATTGGACTTGCCCCAGGAATATTGTCAATACCAATGATCTTTACATCAGTATTGAAATCCCGTATAGTCTTGATTTCATCATCAAGTTCAGATAGGGACTTGGTATGCTTGAAATGCGTGTAATGGTGTGTGCCTACGGTTCCTCGACGGTCGTATTGCTTTGCACCATACAAAACTACCTTCTTAGCAAGAAACGCATTCGCATTACGAATAATTGTAGCAATATTGAAATCGTTATAAAGATTGCTACAAATAATGGTAAAATTATTCCGCTTTGCATCAAGATCCGCGATGATCGCTTCATGCTTCCAATAATGGTAGTGGTCAATCACATTCCTCGTTTCCATATGTGTATTATACCATAATCTATGAGTCAAGTCAACCCTCTGCGTTTTATTTCTGCATTAATTTGTTCTAGTTCTTTCTCTGCATTAATCATTTGTTTCTTGAACATTTTACGATCTTTATACATCTTATCCATAAGTTCTGGAAGAAACCCTCGAATATCTTTTCGATATGTAGTGCCATTTGCAGCAACAGAAAGATTCTTTGTCTTATATTTCTCAAGTGCTTTTGTAGTGACTTCACCATTCTTAAGAACACCCTCTGGTGCTACAACTCCACGCATACCATCCTCAGTCAATGTCTCAGGTGAGATATTATATTGCATGATTAGATGCGGATACAGGGAGTTCAAGTCAAAACTTACAACCCAATTATATTTTCCTGGAACTGGTTCCTTAACATATGCACCAGCATATTGTTCATCTTTTCTTCCCTTACGCTTTGGGGGAATGATTATTCCTCTCTCTTTGAGATAATTGTAAATTATAACATCCCATGTGCGAACCTGGGAAAAAACATCGCTGAAGTTAACTCCTGCTGAATATGCAAGTGCCACTACAAGTTCAATTAATCGTAATTTTTCTTCCAATTTTTGAACAAGTTCAACATCTCGAATATTATATTCAACAAATTTTTGAAAGTCCTTGCGATAAAACTCTGTAATGTTTTCATACTCAGAGTAAGATAATTTTCGTTCTCCAAGTTCAACATATGCAATATGGTTAAGTGCATATGACTCTTGATTCACATATGTAAATGTCTGATATACCTCATAATAATCAAGCATTGAAACGCCAACAATATCATAAACTTGTTCTTCTTTACCAGAACTTCTGGTTATTTTTCTATCCTTGAGTTTCATCCATGGTGAAAGTTTTCGTGCAAATTTAAATCCTAAAAGTTTTTTAATTCTGTTAATTAGATACGGAAAATCAAAAAATCTTATATTCCACCCAGAAACTATATCTGGCGAGTTTGATGAAAAATATTCGACAAATGTTTGAAGCAGTTTATCTTCTTCTGTAAACTCAAAAACACGAATATCTTGATCTGTTTTAAAATTTCCAAGACAAAATGTTGCCTTACCTGTCTTGGTTGAGGAAACTGTAATTACATTTATACTTTCTTCTGGATTATCAATTGATGGCCATCCATTCTCAGAAGTAGTTTCAATATCTATGTACATTATATCAATGTCTTCGTGACTATATTGTACATCGCTCCCGTACACTTCATGGATGTACAAGTATTCTGCTTGAATATCTCCATGAATATCAAAATTTTTTACATTTGAATAACTTAAAATAAATTCTTTGTAGGAATCATATGAATCAAAATTCATTCTGGATAAATATTCACCCATAATAGATGTATCATCTGTCTTTGTTTTTGACGGAAGGTAAACATATGGAACAAAATCTTTTGTTATAAATTTTCTTGTCCCATCATCCTGCACTTCAACACAAAGAATTGAATTGTAATCATAATAAACATTTGTATAAAATTTCATAATATTTGTTCCATGCAACAATTATCGTAGCAGGGACGATCATCTATTATAACAACATTTTCTTTTCGTGTAAAGGGATTTATTTTGATTGTATTTTGATGTTGTTCAAATTTTTGACCATTCTTGTATGTTCCCTTCAAATAATCTCTTTGTCCTTTATTTCCATTTCTGTGAAGATTTGCATTATATTCTGATCTTGAATTTGCCCATTCATAATATTTTTCACTCTCCTCTGGAACTTCTCCGATATGCTTAATATCTGTTTTCCATTTTTCAATATATCCTCTTTCTATTGGAAAAAAATTACAAATAGATTCGCCTTTTTCAAACATGACTTCATAATTTGGTTCTGTAATTTTCCAATTCATAGTAAATGTAAACGGCAACCAATCAGTTTCTACAATTCCCTCCAAAGCAGTTACTCCTCTTTTTGGGTTATTTGCTGGTCCCTTGACATAAATATTATGATTTTTTTCTGTTCTTAACATAAATCCAAGATTAAATGTAATGACAGAACTACCAAAATGCGAAATTGCGTGATGACCAAATTCATTTTCATAATATTTAATCACAACATCATTTATTGACTGTCCACCATTCCATGTCACAGAAAATTTAGCAGGATTTATAACACTCCAACCAAATCCATTTGCTACAGTCATTGGGAGGCATCTGTATGCAAATCCACTTGGCGTTTCATCCATCCACTGTCTTTTTGATGCTGACACATCAATTGACATAGGATTATTTGTTATTTCATATTTTGTGATAATCATTTTGTTTTCAAGTATGCTGCCAAGAGAACAGAATAGTTTATAAGATCAATCAGTGTATCATTTACACTTTCATCTTCAACTAATAGTTTTCCCTTTGAAGCAAAGGAAGATAATCTAGACATTTTATCTGTCATACGCACTAAAAATGCTTGTTCTGTTGTACAGATTCCCAATGCCTCTGCTCTTTTAAAATTTGCAAATGGATTTGCTGCATCATTTCCAGCATAATCTGCATTCTTTTTTTTCATCAACTCAAGAGCATACTTACACATGTTTTCATGTATTTCAAATAATTCTTCACGGGTCATTTCATTCTCCAAAAAGCGATTCAAGTGTAGCGGGTTTATACGATATATCAAATTTATTTTTAGAAAAGCACCAAATATTTTCTATAAATGTATTTGTTAAATGCTTATTTAATAATTTAGAATCTAGTTTTTTCGGTCTTTGCTTGATTCTCATTCCGATTTGCCCATCAAAGGATGCGCCTATAGATAGCATGTGATCAACCATTTGATCACATGTATTATATCTTTTTCCATTCACGCAAGGATCCATGATATTTATCATCATCACACCATCATCGCTTAAAGAATCATAACATGCAGTTAATGTTGGTTTATAAAATTTTTCCAACCAGTTATTATATTCTGGATATCTACGCCACGATTGCTTCCAGTCATCTCCACCCTCATCATATAATTCAGTACAAAAATACGGAGGAGATGTAAATATACAGTCAAATTTATATTGCTTTATTACATCCAGTATATCTTCAACTGGAGCATTATATGCAATTACAGTTTTACCAGATTCACCTACACACTTAAATGCATCATAAACATGACCATTAACTTGTTTTTGAAACAATTCAATTTTTGGTTGACATCCGCTTAACATTTTTTCATAGTGTATACATTGCTCTTTGTATACAGCAAACACACTTGGATTTGGGTCAGTTCCAACATACAATGTACCACTCGAAGTATAGAATCCTGCAAGTCTATCTCCCCATCCCATGCTAAAATCAAATATAGTTTTATTTTTTGTTTTTCCAAAAACAAAATCATATATTGTTTTCGCTACATGTGGTTTGAATTGTGTCGCAACATATGCTCCGAGTCGGAAAGATCCTCTAATTTTATCTTTGTTTATTCCTCTATTGTCAAGTCTCCAAAATGTCCAATTCATCCTGCACAATAAATCTGGAGAATACCAATATTCATTAGGGGAAACAAATGAATATGATCCACAATCATATCTGTTTCTCTGCTGGAAATAGTTACTAATATCATTATGATAATGTCCAAAGGCAATAACAAATTTGCCATACTTTGCATACGGGTACTTGTAATCATCATACTTTTCCACAACATCAGCATCAGTGTTCATTATAAATTGATTATATTTTATATCTTTAAGATTATTAAATTTGTCAATTACAGTGTCAAATGTTATTTCTCTGAATGGAAATAAAACCGAATACTTTGAAATGTAATCGGCAAATGCATTTTTTATTTCATGCTTTGTATATTTTTTATTTAAATCATCCCAATCCTTTTCAACAATATGTGGAATTCCATCTTTATCTGCAAATTTAAGTAAATGATTAATTATTTCTTCTGTTTTTGTACTATTCATGACAGTCCTGTAGATCCAAACCCACCAGATCGATCTGTTTTTCTTTCCGGTCTTTCACTAATGAACTCAAATGAGATTTTATCATTTTTAATAATTTCCGCTTGAGCAATTCTTAACCCATTGTATATTTTAATTTTTTCTTGTGAGTTATTGTAAACTGGTATAAAAACTTGCTCAATATAATCCGAATCTATTATACCAACAGAATTTATGAGATTCAATCCTTTTTGCGTAGACAATCCAGATCTTGAATATATTCTTATTGAATAGTTTTCTGGAATATCAAATATCAAACCAGTTGGTATCATTACTCTCCACTCAGTTGGAAGTTCAATAAAATTATTTCCTTCTGAATCTTGAGGAGATAACATTTCAACAATTTTATTATCCTTTGTAAATGCTCTCACTGAAGATTGATACGGAATGTATGCAAACAAATCAAAGCACGCAGAATTAAGTGATCCATAAATTGGTTCTGTCACATCATCTTTCATTTTGTATATTTTTAAATTCATTAGTGTCCTTATACTTTAAGTATTTGAAGTCTAGTTGCATTGATAAAATTTGTTTCTTGTGTTCCACTAAAATTTCCAAGAGAAGTTATAGCAACATTTGTTGCGGCAGTTCCGTGATTTCTGCAAACTATTGAAAATTTTTCATTTTGTGCAAGAGTAATAATTGCACTTCCCACTTGTGTTCCTGATACACCACCTAGAATGCTAATTTGAAGAGGTGGACATAAAAGAGTTGTAAATCCATAGACATTTTGCTGTTGTGTTGCTGCTGGATCTAATGTTCCATTTGTTGTATATTTTTGAATCCATGCTGAACGATTTACAGCGGAACTATTATAGTTTTGTGTCGTTGTAAAAGGATCCCAAGTTACTTGATATATGATTAGATATCTAGATGTTTCGGAAAAAATATGACTAAATACACCACCAGCAATTGTAAAATAATTAGAAAATGCTTGACCTGATGGATAAAATTCAAAATCAACAGTATTTCCCCATGCAATCACTGCCTGTGCATTTGCACTTATTGATTGTGCTGCTTGTTTGTATCTGGAGTGAATTACTGTTTGCTGTCCAGTTGCAAGACTTGATGCGTATGTCTTTACTGCTTTTTGAGTAGGTACTTTGAAATCACTATTAGATGAAAGTGTAGTATCTACATCTATTTCTGCTCCAAAAGTTACAGCAACACCAGCAGTTCC